GTTCGCCTTGTAGTCCTTGTAGTCCTTGTAATCCTTGTTCGCCTTGTAGTCCTTGTAGTCCTTGCAATCCTTGTAGTCCTTGTAATCCTTGTTCGCCTTGTAGTCCTTGTAGTCCTTGTCCAGGAGGCCCTTGTTCGCCTTGTAGTCCTTGTCCAGGAAGCCCTTGTAGTCCTTGTTCGCCTTGTAGTCCTTGTAGTCCTTGTAGTCCTTGTTCGCCTTGTAGTCCTTGTCCAGGAAGCCCTTGTTCGCCTTGTAGTCCTTGTAGTCCTTGTGGTCCAGGAGGGCCTTGTAGAATTTGTTTAGGTGTTAGATTGATAATTTTAATAGGTATTTTGAATTTTTTAATTTGGTTATTTTGATCAATTATACCAACTATATTGTCCAAGTCTTTAACTATACCGGAAATATTCATAAATGGTGTTATTGGTGGTAATTGTTTTGGTACAAGTTCTTTATTTATAGTATTTATAATTTCTTGTGATTCTTGTTTGTTGATATTTGAATTAATAGGTATAAAATCATTTTGTAAAGGATTAAATAAAAATTTCATATTGTCAGGTGATTGTAGTGGTTGTCCCTTTTGAATTTGTTTTTCTACTATTTTTTGTTCATCTTTGTTTATTGTTTGGTAATTTTTTAAAATATTTGGTAAAATACCATGGTGATCTTGTACTAAAGGTAAATTTTTACTAGTATAAATAGGTTTATAAAGACGGTGTTTTTGTCCAAATTTATTAATAAAACCTATAATACGATTTTTATGTTTTATAAATGCTCGAGCATTTCCGTGTTTAAAAGTTTTTGGAATATTGATAAAACTAGAAGGTGGGTGTACTATATCAGGATATAATCTCAAAACTCTTTCTAAACAGTGTTTAGCACTCTTAACATTATACAAACATTTGTCTTTATCAATAGAGAATCTTCTATTTTTTAAATTTTTGTATATTTTACCATTTGATTTTATTAATCTTCCTGTTATAGGATTTATATAGAATTTAGGATTAGTTTTACTCATTATATATACTATATTAATTATATATAAAAATAATTTAAAATAACTTAATAACTTAGTCAATTAAACAAATTGGTTCTTGTGTTTCCGGTTCTATTGGTTGTGATTGTGTTGGTTTTGGTAGTGTTGTTTCTGATATTTCTTCTTCTAATACGAAAGAAGAAATATCGTCTTCTATTTCGCAAACTGTTGAATCAAAACGGTCATAAAATTTTTTACTTTTAATTTTATGTATAGACTCTTTGTATTTATTGAAATTTTCTTCGGATTCTTGTAAATTCATAATAATATCCCAAGTTCGTTTAAGTTCTTCTTTGACATTATTAAACCAAATTTTACTTCTTTTTACTCTTTGGTTATTATATTTGGTTACAAAATAATAAGTTGGTATTAAATCTTGACGTAAAGACATTTGTTCATTTTTCCAATCTATGTATTCTTGAGTAGTTTTAATATGATGTGGTGAATAGATAAATTTAGGATCTGGTCCACTATTTGCTATTTGTAATACTATACCTTTAGCTTGTTTATCACCAAGATTTTGATCTATAAATCTTTGTTCTGATTCTAATTCTTCTATTTCACATTCAAAAAAATCACATACATCAAGGTCAATCGACTCCATCTGGATTTGTGTCTGTGTCCAGTAATGTATAGGGACTCGAGATTCGTCAATTTTTCTACTTTTGGGGCATTTAATTTCCAACATAACTCCATCTGGTGTAATTCCATCAGGACTTGCTGCTAACCATTTTAATCTAGAATGTGAAACAAGACCAAATTCTATAACTGTTGTATTATTTAATTGACAATAAAGTGTATTAGCAACTTCTTCGTATTTTTTACCCCAAAGTGTATAAATAGAATCTTTAAATACATTTTCGCCATAAAATGCCGAGCACTTTTTAATAATATAATCTTCTCTTGTTTCGTAATGATTTAATGGTGTAGTATCTTGGTATTTGAAATTTTTAATATTAAATTCTTCGACGTATGGTTCGCAAGTTTTTTTAGAAAGGAATAAACAACTTGCTGCCTCACTTGCCGTAACTCGTTTGTGTCTTGCGGTATACCATTCTGGTGTTCTTTGTTCGGGTTGTGGACGTTTTTGGAGTGCTTTTACCTTTCTTCTTAATTTTTTCAATTCTTCTTCTGAAGGTTGTTGCATTTAAATAATAACACTATTCTTTATATTATAATTCATTTTGTTTTTAAATAAAAATAAAGTTCGCCTAATAAAATTTTACAAGAATGGGAAACTAAATACATAAGATAACGAATTATACTGTAAAAAATTTAGATGAAGCAAAAAATTTTAAAAACAAACCACTTTCTGAAACTAAAATGCAGAGTGAAGAACTGGTGAAAAGAGTATTTATTCTTATTGGGGTAAAATTGGTGTATTGAACATATAAATTTATTGAACATATAAATTTATTGAACATATAAATTTAGAAAAATAGAAATGAAAATGTAAGTGGAAAGTAAAAATGTTGGCAAGCTGATATGGATGTGGCGTCTTTTACATCTTTTACATTAAAAAGTAAATTATCAGTTACGTTAAAAATTGTTAATTTAAAACTTTGTAATATTTAAAAGTAAAAGGTTAAAATGGAAGCTGTTACTTCAATTGAAATGTTTTTATCTGATTTTGTAGGTTTAAAGAGTACATACGATGCAGCTCAAGAAATTCTTATTAAAGAACAACGAACAGATAATGAAAAATATCTGGAATGTATACGATTATCTGGGCGTTTAATTAAATTTTTAGATGAAATTAATCCTTTTGTGATGAATAGACATAAAAATGAAATTTTAGAAACATATTATATTAGTGCAGAGTTGTTGGTTAGGACTGTTGGTTTACATATGAATAGAGGGGGTTTTAATGAACAAGAAAGAAATACTTTGTATATGGCAATTGCCCATTTACGAAAGGTATTATCATTAGAGCCATTTAATCGGCGAGCTATGGAAACATTTAAAATGGTATTTTTATATTTGACTATTTTTAATCCAAATGCAGAGGAAAATTTAGTATTTTTGAATCAGATTTTGGTAGTTGATCCTTGTGATTATCAACTTCATTATAATTTTGGATTTATGTATCATAGAACTCATAAATTGGATAGTAGTGTGTATCATTATAAATTATCAATTGGGATTATTGATTTGTTGATGACAAATACAAAAGAAGAATCTGCTTTGATTGCTTTTAAGCAATTCAAGATTAAATGTTTAAATGGTCTTGGTAGTATTTATTTTACTATTCAGGATCGTGATACTGCCTTGTATTATTTTAAATTGGCTTATGATATAGATCCGAATGACCCTGATGTTAACAATCAAATTGGTGTAGTTTACACAGAGTTACGAATTACTGATAAGGCTATTGAACATTATACTCGTGGTATTGAAAATTACAAGAATGCACATATTTCAGTTGATAAAGATATGTTAATTGCAAGTATGTATATGAATATGGGTTTAGCAAAATGTTATGAATGTGATTTTGTTGGTGCAATTGATGGTTATAACAGAGCATTAAAATATAAACCACGTCTTTCATTGGCGTATCAAAATAAATTATTAGATTCAAATTATATTTCTCATTTAATAGAAGATCCGATGTATATTTCACGTATTCACAAGGCAATCAATAAGATTTATCCACTTGTAATTGACGATTATCGTATTGGATGTCCAGATTATAAAGTAAAAGATGAAATTGTTAAATGTAAATCAAAGGGTGATTTAGTGAAATCTGGTACAAAGATTAATATAGGTTTTGTATCTGGTGATTTTATTTGTCATCCAGTTAGTTACTTTTTACATAGTATTTTGAGTCATATAAATTATGACCTTTTTAATGTAACTTGTTATTCTGTAAAGGTTGTAAAGTTGGAAGAACTATTTCCTAAATGTAAATGGGCTGTGGTAAAAAACATGTCAAATGAAGATTTTAAAAGTCGTATTCAATCTGATAAGATTGATATATTATTTGATATGTCTGCACATACTGGTGATAATCGATTAGATACTTTTGTATTAAAGCCCGCGCCAATTCAAATTAGTTATTGTGGGTATCCTAATTCGAGTGGTATTCGATCAATGGATTATCGTATTACAGATAAATTTTGTGACAGTGATAAAAGTCAAAAATATTATCAGGAACGTTTTATTTTCATGGACCGTTGTTTTTTGGCATATACACCAAGTATGGGAATTAAAGACATTCCAGAAATTGTTACTGAACAACCTTGTACAAAGAATGGGTGGATTACATTTGGTACATTTAATAGATACAACAAGGTTAATGATATGGTGATTGGAGTGTGGGAGAAAATTTTACAACAGGCACCGAATGCAAGGTTTATGATTAAAACAAAAGAGTTTTTAACTCCTAAATTAAGGGCTCAATTCCTAAATGCATTCAAGGATAAATCTGTGTTAGATAGAGTTATTATTATGCCATATTCTGATACTTATTCCGAACATTTACCAGATTACAATAAAATGGATATTGCAGTTGATACATTCCCATATTCTGGTACAACAACAAGTTGTGAAAGTTTAATGATGGGTGTCCCCATTCTTACGTTATTTGATAATGTACGTCATTACCATTCTCAAAATGTGACAACTAGTTTAATGAAAAATAGTGGTTTACCAGAATATGTAACTTATTCACAAGAAGAGTATATTAGTAAAGCAGTTTGGTTTGCAAATAATATAGACAAATTACAGGGTCTTAAACAACGTGTTAGAAAATGTTTTGTAAATGGCCCTATTTGTGATTATACAGGATTTACTGATGAATTTGAAAATAAATTAATTGATATTTACAAATCTCATAAATGGTAAATTAAATGAGTGAATTAACTAAATAAATTAGAATAAATAATTTATTTAGATATAGTATTATAATGTATAATATAATTAATTATTTTTATAAAACATCACCACCAAAAATCCCAGAACTACCAAAAATTCCAGATCCACCAAAAGCACCAACTCAAAAAATTGAACAACAAGAGTCACGATCAACAGTAACAAGAAATAAAAATGCAAATACCGTTTATGTTGTTCTTCACAAAAACACACGTGATCCATTAGGTGTATTTGACAACTTTGAACTAGCAAAGGTAAATGGTGAAAAATCCACTCATCATAACTGTATAATTATTCCATTCAAACTTAATGACCCTTGTAAATATTTGTTTAACCCGGTATTCGAAAACAAATAAAATTAATTAGTATAAACATTATAATTAGGTAATTCAATCATACAGTTAAATTTATCGTGACATAAATTATCAATAGTGCCATCATTTTTTAATTTATGAAATGTAGTTAATGTATTGTTTATGCCTATGAGGCGGTCATTATATGTCTCGAAACACTCGAAACATGTATCAAATCAGCATTGTATTATTAAAATAATCAAATTCTGTTACAACAAACTTTAATTACATCTTGTGATAATATATGATTACTACTTAATCCTTTATATATTTTTTTATTATTACATATAAAACATTCTATTTCCAGAAAATCTTCAGATTTATATTTTATCATTTTATATCCTAAATCTTTACATTTATTTTTGATAACATTAATTAAACAAGACATACATTTTATTATTTTTGATTTAAGACGGAATAAATTATCATAACTAATTTTATAATTAAAATTACAGTCTTTACATTGTAATATGATATGTTCTCTTGCATACATATAATTTGTAATTCTTTCCCATTTAGAATCTTTTATAAAAATATCTATTTGTGAGTTTTTATCATCTTGGTATTTAAATACAAAATTTTCTTTTTTAATATCTTTTTTAGTATATGTAATTTTATTAATATCTAATTGACTATAAATATATTCAAGTAAATTTTTTACAGTATATGGTATTATTATTAATTTTATATTATTATTTTTACATAATTTTTTTTTAAGTTTATCGTGCGTTTGTAATTTGTTAAAATCATCTATAGTTTTATGAAAGAAAGTATTATATTTATAATGTTGTATACCATTGTATTCAAAAGCTATTTTTAATTTATCATTATATCCATCTAATTCTAGATAATTCATATCTTTATTGATAAGCCATGGTAATGATCGTGTTTTATTAAATGTATCATTGAATATTAATTCAAAAAATTGTTTACATATATTTTCAGTTATTAACTTATTATTATTGACACATAATGGACAATTCCCAGAATTATAAATAATATTATTTAATTTTTGTTCAAAAATATGATTAATTTTACATTTTACTTTAATAGCTGAATGTTTATTTTTATAACCGCTTATATAAATAAATTCATACGGTTTTAATTGTAAATTGATTTCTTCATCACTTAATCTATTCTTTTTTTTCATTTTTTCAATATGACATACCATACAAGTTACATTTCTACCTTTTGTAATTATATCTTTTATTCTTTTATTAAATTTATTATTACATAATGTACATATCAATGCAAAAAATTCACTAGATTTATAATTTTTATTTTCGTCAACATCAGGTTTAATTATATTATCTGTTTTTTCTGATAATTTATCTAATAAATTGTTCATTTTATATAAAACAAAATTATTTTTAAATTGTTTTAATACAATGTAATGTACATTTTTATAATGTTTTCTTGAAAAATAAACTTTTAGGAAAAGTCTTCAGGATTATTCCTAACATTTTGTCTAATATTTTGTCTAATATTTTGTATTTGAGCTTTTGATAATATATAACCTTCATTCTTAGAATGTTGAATAACATTAGCTATTTTTCTATTTATATCAAGTAAACGTATAAATTCTTTTGTATAATCGTTAAAATAATTTAAAAACTCATTACTTTTATTATATTTAGAATTCAATATTTTATACCAATTTAAAGTTGATATATCTATAGATGAATTGTTTAGAATTTTGGTGTCTTTTAATTTATGTAATAATAAAAATAATTCGTGATATTCATTATTATATGCACCAAATAATTTTTTAATAAAGTTTTTTAATATTATATTTTTGTTGTTCATACATATATTTCTTATAAATTTATTTGTTTTACAATAATTTTTTACATCATTTAATGTGCGTAAATTTTATACTATTTCTAAAATTATATCTTGATTTTGCATTTACTATAAACTTTTAAAAAAGTTTTAACAAAAATTAGTAAAATAATATAAAAAATTATAAAAAATATTCATTTTTAAACATATATTTCTTATGGTGTATGACGTGGTTAAATTTATACCCTGAAAAATAAATTTTTAATTTAAATTGTAATCTAAAAGTACACCGGAAGTACTTGATTTATAACCACATATTACTAATTCCCCAGTGTCAATTTTTAAATGACAACTTTTACATAAGCTAACTAAATTATAAATTTTATTTTTATGAAAATGTTTGTCATTTACAAAGCCAGATTCGTCACAATTCTTTTGTTCATTAATATGGTGAGTATCCAATGGGACTTGACCACGTTTTGGTTTATATCCGCACACTTGACATTCGTTTGTTATTTTTTTGTTATTATATCTACTACGTTTTGTATCTATAATATTTGTATTATTTGAAATTATGTAATTTCTTATGTTAAATGCTAAATCAATAAAAGTAGAATCTTGAATAATTGATTTACATACTTCTAAACCATATAAATCACTACCTGATCCTGGTTTAAGACATCTTTCAAAAATAATGGTAGATTCTCTTGTTTCAACACTAAGATGACATACATTTATTCTTGATTCTGATGATATTTGTGGAATTTTTGGTAAATCGTGTAAATGTGTAGTAAAAAAGAATTTTGTGTCTTTATTGATCAAATTTAATAATGTAGATACTACTATTGCACAACTACTGTTTACTTCTGTACCTCTACAAAGTTCATCTGATAAAACCAAAGTATTTTTTCCTGCACAATGTAATATCCGTTTTAATCCACACATTTCACTTGTAAAACTACTTTTGTTTGCAAAAAGATTATCCGCTAAATCTACTTGTGATATAATAGTGTGAAATGGTGCATAATTAAAACTTTTACATGGAGTATACAATCCAGATTGAGCTAAAATAAGACATACTCCAATAGATCTTAATAAACTGGACTTACCACTACTATTTAATCCATATACTAACATACCCAATGAGTCTTTTGTTAATGTAATGTCATTAGGTATATATTCTGTATCATTATTTATTAATTCTATAATAGGATGACGTAATTGTTTAGCAATAAAAAATGATTCGTCATTATCATCTACATTTGGTCTACAATAATTATTTCGTTTAGCGCATTTCATATTACTTAACGATACGTCTATTATAGCAACAAATTGTGATAATTCTGTAAAAACATTGTAATATTTATTTGAATAACTTTGTAATTTATTTATATAATGTAATTTTACTTTTTTTACAAGTAATTCTCTTGTTGCAATTAAACGGTTAGATAATTTTGTTAAATCATCTGTATAAAATTTACACATATTACTTGTAGATTTCATTGTAAAATTTTCATCCTTACAATCCTTTAACAATTTTTGATAACGTATTTTTGTACATGTAAAAAAATAACCATCGTTATCAGTAAATCCTAATTTTACCATCTGTAAAGTACCTTGCTTAACCGTCTTCGGTAAAGTACCTTGCTTAACCGTCTTCGGTAAAGTACCTTGCTTAACCGTCTTCGGTAAAGTACCTTGCTTAACCGTCTTCGGTAAAGTACCTTGCTTAACCGTACTCTTATTTTTCTCATTTAGTATATCATCAAAACTTTGTCTCGATGTTTCGATTGATGTTTCTAATAAATGTATATCTTGTTGAATTTTATCCAAATCAGAAAAAATACTATTATTAAAAAAGTTGACAAATTCTTCCTTTGATGTATTTAACCCGATGCGTTTCATTTCTGTTAAATTAAATGAAACTTTGTAATCAGATATATATTCAGCAAATGATATCAATATGTTATCTTTAGGAATCGTTGATTTTAAATATTTAGTATCTGCTAATGTATCAAATAAATTCATTATATTTATATATGTATTATGTAATCGTTCAAATTCATAAGGATGTAATTCCTCTAAACCCATTTTTCTATGTAATCTATCAAAATCGGTTATGTTATTCAAATGTGTTTCAATCTTCTTTACATCAAAATTATTCATTAATTCTTCAGTCAAGTTATATCTAAAATTTATTGTTGAAGGATTACGAAAAGGTTTTGTTAATGTTTGTTTTAAATGTCTTCGGCCTATAGAAGTTATTGTATAATTAACAACATCAAAAATACTAGATATCTTATGATTTGTTGTTGTTATATGTTGAGGTAATATATTGAGTTGATGTATAGTATTTAACTCTAATGTTAAATTTAAAGATTCCTTTACAATTTTTGGAATTGCTAAATTGGTAGTGTATTTTATATCGTGAGCTGCCATAAAATCAATCAAATACATAAAATTAATAGTTGATAACGGTTTGTCAAGTAATGATAGATATTCTAATGGGTCAATTAAACCAAAGTTTATATGTTTATAAATTTTCTTAAAATATTCTGTTTGGATATTACGTTTACTGTAGTTGATATTGGCTCCAATGACATTTAATTTATATGTAATATTCATTTCTTGAAAGAATTTTTTCAATGTATTTGTGTAATCAAAACCACTTTCTGAAATAATATATGATCTAATTTCCTTTGTATTATATCTTGATAAAATTTTATTAACATCATCTAAGCATAATCTAAATTCATTTGATTTGAATTCTATTACATTTTCATTAATTTCTATTGTATTTGTTGTATTATTTAAACTACATACGGAATATAATAATACTCCATTACGATTTGTTTTGGGATTTGGATCGATTATCTCAAAAAATATATTTAAAAAATAAAATTCAGTGTCAAGATAAGTTTCAAAATCACTACCTTTAAGACAAGGTGAATGTACTGCTACTACACCTCTTTTAACTAATTTACCCTTACGTTCACTACTAGTCTCTAGTTGGTCTACTATAACAACTGTATAATTGTTTTCTAATAAAGGTGTTAAATATTTTGGTAAATAAGGAATTCCAAAACCACAAAAATCAGGAAATGCTCTACTACTTCCTTCTTCTGATCTTCGAGATTTATTTTTATTGGAAAAATCACATCTAATAATTTCTGCTATAATATTGGCATTACCTATTGTTTCATTTTTATTTTCTATACGATAAACTTCGTAAAAACTTCCACAAGCATAAAATACACAAGTACGTTCTCCATATTCTTGAATACTGTTATTGTAAATTTCAAAATACTCGTCAATCATATCGTGAGGCATCTAATAGTTAAATTAATTTGTTTTTAAATTAATTTAAAATTACATTAGATTTGGTGACGAATGAATTGCAACAATTTCTTTAGTATTCGTGAATTTTATATTTTCTACAATAATTACAGTATATGTTTTTTCTACTAGTTTTGGAATATCTACATAAAATTGTGATCGTTTAATGTTATTGTATGTATGATTTGTTTTATTTTTATCCAGAAATCTAACTTGGAATACATCTGATGCGATTTCAAAAAAAATACAAGTTTTTTTCCCATATATATTTAAACAATATTCGTCAAAAATATTATTAGAATCCTCATTATGTTTGTGTACGTATTTTTCCTTTACGTATTTTTCTTGTTTTGAATTGATAATAGTACGGTTTATGTCAATACTATAATCTTTTGAATTATTTAAACTATATTGTATAGTTTCCATAATAATGATTAGTAAAATTATATATCAGATTAAACAAATTAAATTTAGTTTTTTTATAAATGCCTAATTTTAAATGCCTAATTTTAAATGCTAATTTTAAATGCTAATTTTAAATGCTAATTATAAATGCTAATTTTTTTATAAATGCTAATTTTTTTTTATTTACGTATAATATAAATAAATATGGAATACATAAGTCAAGCTGAAAAATTTGTTGAAAAACAATTATCTTATCCATTATCAAATCCTTATATTATGGCAGTTTTAAAAATAACATTGGCTCTTTATGCAGCTCAAATTTCACCTAAAGCTCCAGAATATTTGCAAAATTTGTTTAAAAATACATTTGTTAAATTGTTTTTGATTGCCTTAATAGTTTATTTAAGCGAAAAAGATTTGCAATTAGCAGTCTTGATTGCCATAATTTATGTATTTGGTATGAATCTATTATCTGGTAGAGGATTTTTTGAATCGTTTTCAAATTATTCATCCGATTACAAACCATCTGGAAATTCAAAATTGTTAGAACCACAAACTGCATTGTATCCTGGTTGTGAAAGTGTCACAATGGATGACTTGATTAAAATATTTGAGGGTGATCGTTCTAAATTTGCAAATGCTGTGCAATATTCATTCCAAGAATTAATGCTGCGAACAAAAACTAAAGATTCAAAAGAACTATTAATGAAAATTGCTTATGCAGCTGGATTACCTTATAATTTATCATTTGATAAGCCAGAAACTGCACCATATATTGCAACTTTGTTGGTAAATTATGGATTTAATGTAAAAGATAAATGTCAACCACCGCAATAAATTAATTTAAAAAAAAAATGAAAATGTATTATTACACTTTCATTAATACAAATGTATACCGGATATTGGTTTACAAATAATAATTATAAAAGGGGAGATATTGTATTTGTAAACGAATTGTTAGAATACTATATATGTATAAAACCTCATAAATCAAATAATTTAACATTTCCTAATAAAATTGATATGTATTGGGTATCAATTTCATCTGCTTTTCTAGATGATTTGATAAAAAATACTTGTAACTATACTAATTACAATTTTACAAAAGACAACCAAAATGAACAAGAAGACAACCAAAATGAACAAGAAGAC